AGTCTTTATGTTTTGTTAAATTAATCATTGCTCCTGCATTATCTTCTAATCTTTTCCAAAATTCATCTAATGCATTTGGATGTTCGCAGTTAGCACATTTACAAACTACACAGACACCATTATCACTGCAATGGCAACTATGATCACAGTTTATGCAAGAAACCAATTTGCCACCTCTGCATTTTGTTGGTTTTGTATATTAACTAAAGTATTGACGATATCTTCAGATACTAATTGAAAGTTTTCTTGATTAGTGTCTTGGTATATATAATCTATGTTTCTTTGTTCAGACATTATGCTAATCCATTACCTGCTTGAGTTCCACCTGCCTGTCCTGAACCCATATTACTATAACCACCAGTTCCTTGCCTATTACCAAATGAATCTGCCAATTTGCCACCTTGACCTCCATCTTTTCGTCTATTTTCTGTTGTAGCTCTACTAGTACGATAATTAACCATTTCATCCCTTCTTGCTTTACCATCACCACCACCACCTTGTGAAACAGTTTGTGCAACTTCTTGTGGTGTTACTTTTTGAACCTCTAAAGCTTCCTGTATTTTAGATAGATCTGTTTGTGGTCTATAATAAATATATGGACTTACAATCTCACTAGAGCTTGTAGGCATTCTACCTAATGTATCCATATAAGATTGAGTCGTACCGTATTGTTGTCCAGCTCCTGCTGGTAAATTATACACAGGCTGTCCTGTTGCACCTGACATAAGAGTATTACCTTCAAAATAGTTAGCTACTGGACCCATAGCACCTGATGGTTGTGTAAAGGTCATTCCACCTATTCTGCCTAATAATGAATTATAATGATTCATTTGTGGATTAATTGGTGTATAACCTGTGTTATATGCACCCAATAAACCCATACCTTGTCCTGGTTGTAACAACATTATCTATAACCTTCCTGTATTGCTTCTACATCTAATCCTTGTGCATCTGACCAAGTAGTTGCACTAGGGATGTTTAGTTGAATTTTAAAATATCTAGCAGACCTATGAAAAGGTATCATGCCAGTTGGATGCATTGTAAATGGTCCATCAGTGGTAGAGGTACTAGCAACCTTTTCTCTGTGTAGTAAAAATCCTCTAGCAGCATCTGTGTCTACTATTGGTCTGCATCCTGTAACCAATGCTCTCATATTTGGAGCTATCTCAGACTCTCCAGTTTGTAATGTGGCTTCTAAATTATCTCCACTAAAATCACCTAAGAAGTGAGATGTATCAAATACTTTCAAAGATGGAAGTCCACCACTATATCCAGCAGAGTCAAATGATACTGTTAAGTTGTCAATATTTGTACCTGCAAGAGAGTCTAATTGTTCTAGTGTAGAACCTTGAGATAATGCATTAAACATTAATTCATGGTCAAGTTCTACTAGTGACCATCTATTACTTTCATAATGATATATAATCATTTTATCATTAAACTGTGTATTGACTGGTACATTAACAGATGGGTATGACCATATGATTAATTTATTTTCAGGGTCATGCGTAGCTCTAATTCTTTCTCTTAAATCTCTTTTTATATCACCAGCAAAGAATCTATCTACCTTACCATTTCCTATTGCTTTGGATGAGTTTCCATCAGTAACATAAAATCCATCAGAAGAATAAAAATATACTACATTACCAACTTTAATAACTGACTTACCTTGTACAGCTCCTCTGTTATCTTCTATTCTTCTAAAAGAAAATACTATAGCACCACCACGATAGTCCATACGAGTAATTCTATTTTCTTGAAATATTAATCCGTATTGTCCACCAGTGATTCCTGTAATAACACCACCTTCTGGTAAATCTTCTATATCAGCTAAATTTAATCCTGCTGTCCAAGAAGTAACATCATTAACAGCTGACCATTGTACTCTGTTTTGAAATGTACCCTGAAATCCAGTTACTACAAAATTGTTTACAACAGCTGCGTGCCTAAAAGATGGAGAGTTAGGTATAGCAGCAAAGTTGCTAGATGTACCCATTGTAAACTTTTGCGGAGCTTCGTTACCGTTAAAAGCAATTACATCTTCTCCAAATTTAATAAAATCCCAATAATGATTTACTGTGGTAACAAATGTTTGTCCACCACTAACATCATTAAATACATTAGCCTGTAATCTATATAATTTGTCTGCTTTACCAGCAAATATATATGGTGTACCGCCATCATCTTTAAAAGCAGAAGCTCCTTGTACTCTAGTAGCTATAGCTGATATATTAGGTTGTTGCTGTATAGCCTTCCAAGGTCTATAACTGTTTACAGCTGGATATACATTTTTAGCTATTGTTGCTCCAGGATTAAGATGATCAGGTAAATCAGGCAGCCATTCTGCAAAAGGAACTTGCATTAGTTTATGTTATCTAAATTGTTAAGATTAATATCTGTTCTTTGAACTAATGGTGTAGCATTATAAGATTCTTTATCATTATGTTCTCTAATAAGATTAATGCCATTCATAAATTGTTCTTTCCACTGAGTTACTACATTTGGATCTACACCTCTAATAAAATTAGATGCATGATATAATGCTCCATATAAAAGAACATTAGGATGATTAGTTAGTATAAAGTTACTGGTGTTACTGTCAGATAAAGCATCAAAAGCTTTATAATATGTTAATGTAGCTGTATGTGTACCTGACGGTAAAGGACTAAATCTAAAATTAGATCCCTCAATACTGTAAGCTCTAGGAACACCACTAGTGCTAGATCCTTGTGTTTGATGTTGTTGATACGGAGTTATAAACTGTAATGGTTGTTTTTTAGTACCATTAATAAAAAAACTTCTTACTCCCAAAAATCCTGTTGGTAGAGCTTCTGTTTCTGCATCTATAGTAAAACTAATTGTAGTTTCCATAGGTCTAATTCTAAGCTCTCTATTTATTTCAGATTCAGCTAGTGCTATAAAATCTATAATTTCTGTACCTAAATCTGATCTAGCTAAAAAGTTAGCAATGGATGCTTGTAATCCTGAATAAGTATTTAATGCCATTATAATCCCTTACTTCCTACTTTAAAATTTTGGAACTCATTACTATTTATCATGTACTTAATGATCTCCATTTGTTGGTCCTTGTGTAATTTATACCAATTGCTATGTCCATGTCTTTTTTTAGTTTGTATTTGTAAAGCAATCAATGGTATCTGTGCTATTCGCTGAAAGTCTCCTCTTTGAGCTTCTGGAATATGATTCCTAAATATTTTATTTTGCTCCATTACTGGAGTAGTATCTTGTACTTTTTCTACAACAATCTTGCGTTCTGCTCTGTCTAATGTAATTTTATCTTCTATAGGCATAATGATTTATTAAATTTATTTTTCCATGTTGTTTTTGTCATTGTATCTCCACCAAACCCATTCCAATTTTCACACTCAATAAAAAACTTAGGTGTTTCTTTCCAAAGGGCGATTGCTAAACAATGTCTCTCACCTCTATAAACAGGTGAAACTTTATGTAGTTGTGCAGAGTCTATAAGAACATATCTATTAGTAATAGGTCTTATGCGTTCAACCATATTGTAATCTATATCTCTGCTTGCTTTATAGGCATCTTCTAAAGTGCCTCTTTTATAATAATTACCAATTTCTAAATAACCACCTATGCAATCTTTAGAAACATATGGGTAATAAACTAAACTTTTATCACTAATCCAATAATTATTATCTTTGTAGTGATACTCGCCTGTATCTTGATGCCACTCTAAAGCACCAGTTGCGTTACCTGTTAAATATCTATTCCAATATTCAAAACCATCATAATCAGAAAAGTTTATGTCTATGTCTTGCCATAAATCTTGTATGACCTTTTCGACTATGTTTCTTGGTTTTTCATTCCACCAACCTGACCAATAGTTGTAAGTTGGCATTGTTTTATAACAATCTGTTTGATGTAATTTAAAACTTAAATTTAAACAGTTATCTTTAACTCTCATTAACCATCAAGCCATGCTTTATCGTAAAGTTCTGACTTATCTTTTATTGAATAAAATTCATAAACATTAAAATCACTGCCAGTTATATCTAGGTCTTGTGTCATTTGTATCATGCTTGGTGCTTTCAATTCTTTTTCATCATCAACTACCTCTGCACCATCGGTAACTGTTTTAAATTTTACTTTAACTGTACCGCTTGCAATAAATATGAACTGACCATCTACATCTTTTAAGGTTACTTTTTTTGGCTCAGTTATATGGTCTTGTATTCTTGCATTTTCTATTTTTGTAACACAACCCTCATCTCTAAGAGATTTTAAAAGGGTACTGCTTATATTAAAATGTCCTGCACCAGTATTCCACCAGCCATTCTTTTGAAATAATACACCGTTATCACCTACATAAAGTATTCCGTCTTGATGCCATATATCATCTAGTGCAACACCATTAACTTTAACAACTTCGTTTTTGTATTTAACTGTGTGCATTGATTTATCGTTGTATGTAAGATATGAGCCAGATGGGAAAGTAACATCTGTTCCTTGAAAATTAAA